ACAACCCTGGTATATTCAAATGTTGGGGTCCAAATTGTTACCCATCATCACTGACGCGGCCAAAACGCAAGGCAAACCCACTGTGACGCAAGACCTACGCATGGGTCTGCAAGAGTAACGCACCTAAACAGCACCAAAAATCCATGAATCGGGGGGTGATAACGCTCTGTAGTTTTTCCTAGGCGGCGAAATTAGGGGTGTAACGTTACCAGGATCCTAAAAAAAGCTGTTTTGTATATAAACTCAAGAAGAAGAAGAAGAAGAAGAAGAAGAATAATAAGACTCCGTACCTAGTAAAAAGGACATAAAAGAAGCTAGAGCTCTATCTAGCTAAGTGGTTTATACCGTGTCCCCCCCTGTGGTCTTCATGTATCGTAAAGAATTTAGGTATGATGAAGTAGAATGTTTGAAGTGTGGAAATATTGGTTTGACCAGTACAGGTAACTGTCGCGAATGTTACCAGGGGCATAATATCCATGCCGACTAAGTTTAAGAGAAAGATGATCAAGCTTCACCCTGAAGTTATGATCAAGCTGGAAAGCTACAAGGAATTTATCCATGACCAGGCTTCACCCCAGAGCCTTAGATCCCCAGACAAGGAACCATATCGAAGGCCGTTATCCTGGAATGAGTTTTTTGTTATCATTGTTACTGATTGGGAAGCCTCCAGAGCTAAATGTCATTGTGGAAAGTTCTATGACTGTGACCATTGCAGAATGTTAGACGAGATATCGAGGCGCAGATGAATTGCGAGAAGTGTAAACAGTTCCTTTATCCCCATGAAAAACAATGTCCCTGGTGCGGCCATGAATAATTATCAGAATAAAGCCAGGGAAGAGATTTTAGATTTCATAACCGTTCGTTGTAAAAACTGTAAGAGAATAATGGACCGAATGAAAACGGCAACTGCTTTTTATTGTATATATTGTGATCGTAGTATAGAGTTTTTGAGTGTAACCACTGACCCCGTTTAAGTAGCTCCACATAAATTAGTATACGTGCCTGTCGGACTGTACACTCGGAAAGGAGCCAATGGCCGTCGAATGTATTTCCGCGACGGGAAATTAATTTCCGAAAAGTCCTATAAGGCGTCTAAAGCCCGCACAAACGGGAAGAGATCCACACGAAAGGGACAAGTGAGGAAAACAGCAAGACGGGCATACTCCAAAAAGAACAATAATCCCAAAAGAGGTAAATATATGAAAGGAACCCCACATCCAAGTATTACGGGCATGGCTTCAGGCCTTGCCATAGCAGCATACCTAAACGCAGGCAAAACAACTATGACAGGCCAGAACGGTTTTCCTGTTGCAGTTACGACAGAAGGCGTAATTAAGGACATAACAGACGGTCAATTAGGAACCGCATTCAATACCCTGGCAGGAAACGCAATCAATATGATCGCATCCGACGCAGGACGAAAAACATTAGTGGTTGCTGGAACCACAGCTTTATTGGGAGCTGTGGCACGAAAGCACTTTCCACGACTAAAGTTAGGGGGAAAATCTCTCTACTTTACACTATAGAGGTAAATAAAAATGGTAACAACTATCACAAGAACATTTGACGCCACGCCCACGGACAAAGAATATTTTTCTTTGACTGACAACATGAATTCGAGCAACCTGGGTAATATCCAGGTTCCCCAGGGATCAACAAGGATCTCCAGGGTCGATTGTGCCTTTGATGTATTCAATGCAAAAGGCGCACAGATCGCATGTCGTTTACTCGGATCAAATATGTCAGAACAGAATTTCACTATATGGGGTGCTGCGGGAGATACCGCCGATGCTGGAGCGTTTGACGGTTATAATTCAATTCCCGTAGCATTTCCTCTCGCTGGAGTCAATAACATTGATCTCCAGGTAGCTGTACAGTTTTCCAGTGGCGGTTCTGCAACCGCTAGTGGTGGATCTGTAACGCTTTACTTTGAGTGATCTATTGAATGGTTGAAAAGCAAATCGCAACCTTTCTTGCTCCTTCCAAGGGTCTCTCTATCCTGGGAGCGCATTGCTATGCTCAGTCAGGAGCTAAGGGATCTACAACGGGCCAAGTTGAATACCTGAATTTCGTTTCACCTGGTTATATTGTAGGCACCCTAACATTAAACGCTGGAGTAGAACAGGCCACGCCTACAGTTGGCGTTACTGCCGCTTGGCAACTATCATTTAATGGAATTGTTATAGCTGTTTACAAGTCTGATTCAATAGCCGAAAATATGCCATCATCCATTATAGTTCCAATTTTGATACCACCACGAACGGAAGTTAAGATTACAGTTTTAACCAGTGATAACAATGCGGACAAATTGAATAGCTGTTCTATTATTGGCCGTGTCTATGCATGAGCCTGGCCGCATCTAAATCCGTTTCCAGGGCTAAGGATGGTAATATCTATGGTTGGAGTGGAAGCCAGGCACTAAGTGCATCTGGAGTGACTCTATTGGATTATACGAATCCCTCCGCATTTTACTTAACCAGGGTAACTTTAGGAGTTGACTGGAGTTCTATTTCTGCTGGAGAAATTCTAAGCTATACAATCAATATAGATGGTACCGCTTTATTCGTTGAAAAATTTGTTGTTCTAATTAATAATATTGGGATCCAACCCAAAATGTTTGAATTTATGATACCTCCAAATTCAACAGTTAAGATCCAAGCCGCCCAGGACGCTAATAATGGGGCTATTTCGTGTCTATTAACAGGATATAGAGTATAATATGGCAAAGAAAAAAAAGGAAAACAGTTTTGACGAGTTGATGAAAAATATTGATTTTACCAGATCCCTCCAGGCATTGATCCCAGTAATGCAACCGATCATAATTTTTGGGGCCTGGGTAGGATTTAATAAATTGGATAGTAGAGCCAGGGCGGTTTCCCGACTGATCGCGATCGCAGAACCGATCCCTACAGTAGATCTGAATGTTCCTGCTCCCGTGGCGTTAGCTTCTATGTATCTATTCGCGGATGAGGTTTTAGATATTTTGGATGAGGTTAGAGCTTTTTTAGGGCTTGGTGGAAAAGTCAGTGATCTAATTGAAGAGACTAAAGAGTTTTTAGAAACAGAAGTTGCAAAACCTAAAGAAGGCGAGACCTGGCAATCATTTTTAGAACGGCGTTTAAGAGAAACAGGTTTGTTTGGATGACCGACGCCACGTTTGCCGCCATTTGGATCTTAAGCTTTGGGCTTTACTTATTGATCTATACTTACTGGATACCGCTAAGAACTCAAGAAAAAATAGAGAGCTGGTTGATGTCATCCGAAAGTGATGAAACCTTGCTATCATCCCTGGATGTGATCACTAAAAAAATCAGGGAACAGATGTTAATTGATTTTGAAGAATTTATGCTCCCACAAGCGAGAGAGAGTTTTCAAAAGTTTTGGGTTGGAGCAATGGGCAACGCCGCTAAAGAATTGAAAAACTCGGAAGAAGGCTCGGGTCTGGCTCTTTTGCATAATGTCACTAAGGAATTGGACGGACAACCCTGGTATATTCAAATGTTGGGGTCCAAATTGTTACCCATCATCACTGACGCGGCCAAAACGCAAGGCAAACCCACTGTGACGCAAGACCTACGCATGGGTCTGCAAGAGTAACGCACCTAAACAGCACCAAAA